ATTTCATTTCCTAAGATAACTTTAAAATCAGGGTTTTTTTCTTTTATTTTGTTATAATATTCAACCGATTTATAAGCGGCCGCCACTGTTTCATGGTCTGTAATACCTACTGCTCTATGCCCTAATTCAATAGCTTTATTAACTAATCCTTCTACCGAATTAATAGCGTCTCGTAATCTAAAGTTGCTATAATCTGTATGATTATGCAGACTCCCTGGATATCTTTTTTTGTTCAAAATAAACCCCTTTCTATCCTTCTATAATCTCATATTCTCTAATTAATATTTGATTATTTTTATATCCTTGATACTCGTTAATTTTTGGTTCTCCGATAATTCTTAATCTAATAGAATCTAAGCCCTTTAAGCTCTCAATAAAATCTGTTGCATAAAATTTTATAAAAGCTACTCCATTCACATTGAATTTTAAGGTATTTTGTTTTGCTCCCATTATTTGTATTTCATCTAATTGAAGCTCTATATTATCTATTAAAATAAGCGGTGGCAAATTTCCCTGTCCCCATATCTCTTCAAGAGTGGCAACACTACTAATCAAATCTGATAAATCATCATCTTGCGGTGTTCTTATAAAATCAACATTGAACATTTTTTCGGTAAAGTTCATATCAGCCAATTCACTGTTAGCATATTCATGAAAGGCTGTTAAATTGTCATCATTAATTGACATGCCGGCCGCATTATCGTGTCCCTGAACAAATTCAAAAAAGCCCGAATCCCACAAAAAGTTTTTGAAACTTGGTAGTGGACTTTCATTCAAACCACGAATACTACCTTTGTTGAAACCGTCTGAACCTAATCTTGCCACTATGGCTGGCCGCTGATATTGCTGAGCAAGCGTCATAGCTACTAAACCATTAAGCTCTGGTGGAAAATCATCTTCTTTCTCTAACCTTACAAATAGAATTTGATTATCTAATAAATTATATTCCTTAATTCTCTTTTCAATATTAGTAAGAGCCTTATTCTTAATGCTATTTTGCTTTGTGCGGGCATTTGTGCATTCCCTGGCAGATTCAATAGCTATCTTTTCTAAGGCGCCCTTTGCCCCTCTTTTTCTACTAACTACTAACTGCTCACCATCAAGAAACGCTTGAAACATTCGTTCTTTTTCTTCTTGGCTACCGACCCTAATCATTGCATTAATTAGTGGTGATATATACCAAGAAACAGTTGTAGGATTTACTTTGCCGCCCATTGAATAGGCTTGTTTCTCTACTAAAGCTTGGAAAAAAGGGTTCTTTATATTTCTAAACCCTTCATGAGCAATATAGCGATTTTCCAAGACTCTCATATCCATCATATCAGCTACGATACCAAGTGCGGCCAAGTCAATAAAATCGTCTGCGGCCGCCAGTCCCCAACGCTTATCAAGGAATCGACAGAATTGAAAGACAACCCCTGCCCCTGATAAAGACTTGTTGGGATAGTTGGGAGAGGTTTGGTTATTAATCATAACTGTAGCGTTGCTAATTTCTCCGTCTAACATATGATGGTCAATAACTAAAAATCGTAAGCCTCGTTTTTTGAGTCTTTCATGACTCTCAAAATCATTGGTCCCTGCATCTGGTGTTATAATTAAAGAATATTGTTGTCCTTCTTCTTCAAAGAAATCTACAAAATCATCTAAACCATGTTGCTTTTCTTTATGAAGAAAATAGTCTATTTCCGCATTAGGACCGGCCTTCTCTAAAAAATTAATGAGTATTGCCGCAGAGGTAAAACCATCTACATCGCTATCAACAATAAGGGCAATTCTTCCTCTATTACGAATAACTTCTTCTAATAAAATTGCACCTTCTTCCATATTGTCTAATAACTCGGGCGCACTTAATAGGCTTTGATTAGGGTAAAGAAAAGCTGGGATATCTGTGATTCCTCGTTCGCTTAACAACTCTAATACATAATTGTCTCTAATATCTTTTCCTGTTAATTTACATTTCATCTTATCCTTTTCCTTAATAATTGTCGGAATACTTCTTCTCCCTTATCTACTGGTGCATCTTTATAGTCTAATAAACCATAAGCGTCATAGATAAAAGAAAATTGACAATAGTTGCTATATTTTTCTGCAATCTCCATCAATTTATAGAAGTATTTGTTTTCTCCTTCCTTTTCTTCTTTATCAAAACATATGATAATTTCTTTTGGGTTAACATTTTTTATCAAAATATCTAATTGATGTTTATTAAATATACTGCCGCAAACAGCTACTCCACAATTAGGAAGATTGAAGTTTTCGGCTAAAAGAACTGATTTTTCTCCTTCAAAAAGATATACAATACCAGTCTCTCTTATATTATCTTTTGTAAGATTAAGGCCATATAAATTTAGTGATAATGGATGTGAATACCAAGTCTGCTCTATTTTTACGGGCATATATTTACCTACATGCTCTATTTCCCATTGTCCTAATGCGCGTCCGCGTATGCCAATTAATCGATTTGTTATATCATAATGAGGAATAATAATTTTATTCTGATAGGGGGAAAAAAGAATGTTAAATTTGTCCATTGTTTTTTCTGTTATACCCTCTACTAACCATTCTACTGGATAGTGATGGTCAAAAACTCCCAATACCCTTGGATTATATTCTTGTAAAGTAATAGGTTTCTTTTTTATTGTATACCTTTCTTTTAAGTTAAGGAATTCAGTTTTTTGAATTCCACGTGGATCAAAAGAACTACATTCTGCGATTGGTAAAAATATATCTTGATACCAATTATAAAAAAGTCCTCTTACCTTATAGAAATTTTCTAAAAAGGTAAAAACGCTCATTCCTCCACAATTAGTATAACAATAAAAGAATTTATTATCTTTATAGTAATATAATTTATGTGAGGCATCATGACAATTGTCATTATGACATACAGTAGGAAAACAAATAAAGCCTTCTGTTTCTTCGTAATCTCTTACGCCTAAAAATGCCATTAGTTCAATAATTCTTTGGGGCTGTAATTCTTGTATTATTTTTTCATAATCTGTCATTAGTCTAAGTCTCCGAACGTTTCTCGAGAGGCTCGTTCTTCATCTTCTAATCCTTTAAGTTTAATAATTTTCTTTTCACCCTTTTTACCAAACTCTGAATTGATTACTTCAGAGATAGTATAGGTTTTTGGTTCTTTTTCTTTAAACCTGATTATTTTAAAGCCCTCAACTTCATTAAAGTCTCCACCAGTAATGAATAAATCTTTTTTGCGGCAAGTCCCTAAATCCATATAAGACCAGATTTTGACATTAGTAAATCTGCCTCTTCTAACTTTATATATATCAGTGACTTGATTTGGCGTTTCATGGTATTTATCAATTACACCAGTTAAAAGTTCAAGTTCTTCAGGGTTGATACGAGAGATGACACAACCAATATCGGCTTTATCAATGATGGCCCTTGAGCCACGAATAACAGATTCAGTTTTCACACCTCGCGCATCATCTTGTTTGGCATTTGTTTGAGTAGCTGACATAATAAATACGCCTAACTCAACAGCTAAATCTTTCAAGGCTGTTGACAATAGCATTAAAGCTACATCCTCTCTAATCCTCAAATCTCTAAATTCATTTAAGAGAGAAGGACTTGAAAATATATAGTCATAAAAAATATTTTGGATATCATATACTATCCAGTTTTGTCTAATGATGGCTTTGATCTGCTCAATACTTGGATTAGGTAGTCTTACAATAAAGAAATTTCCTTCAAAATATTTCATTACTTTTAAAGCTTGTTCTAAAACAATCTTTTCTTTATCATTATAATAGCTATAAAGAATTTTTTCTTCATTAAATCCAGTTAAATAAGCTAAAATAAGCGTTTGAATTTCACCAATTTCTTGTTCTGTGGCAATAAACATGGTCCTTTCTGATGAACCACTCCATTCCCACTGCCAAGTATCGTGATTAAATCTCATAGGATAGGCAGTATGACATGCATCGCCTACGAGAGATCTTGATTTGCCTACACCGCTGGATGCTGAACGAATATAAAATTTAGATTTCCTTGCGCCTCGGCACACTGTATTGAATATGTCCCCTTGGAGGGCCGCACCTACATCAGGACTCAATTTTAATTCTTCTAAAAGGTTTTCAATGTTATTTGTTGCTTCTAACGTTGCTGAAGCATCACCTAAAGAATACTTATTTTCAATTTGTAAAAAGTCTCTTTTGACTAAGTTAAAAATATCTGATATATCTAACTTTTCAAATTTTTCATTAATCTCTTTAGCATCTTTCGCTAAAGG